AGTACCAGCTAAATTAGATAAATTTGATAAATATCTTTCTTTTGTTGTCGCCAAAGGTAAACTATTTAAAAATAAATAAGAAGCACTTATGTAAGGATGGTCTGAGTCATTTCTTTCATTTTCAATACCTTCTTGTATTGCGTTTATAAAATATGGTGTATTAAGAATTGAAGTTGTTTGAGATTGTACCAATTTAGAATTAGTACATGTAATTTTTCCTTCAGTAAGAATATAATCTTTAACTTCCCTATTAGTATAAAATGTATTTAAGTTTAAACTTGGGACATTAATTACATTACCTGTTATATTAACATTTACCAACGGTAAATTAAGTGAATTATTATAACCTAATAAACCAATTGTTTTATCTATATTGTAATTCGCAATCCTTTTATTAAATAAATTATAAGATAATGAAGACTTTGTACTATATATTATATCTTTAGTTAAAATTGAACCGTTTTCTAAATTATTCTGACACCAATTTAAATCAATAAATGGATATATGTCTAAAGAATTAGTTGTATATACCGCATTTTTTAACATGTCTTGTACTAGTGTTAGCACTTTTGTGGTAACTAATTGACTTTGGACCGGTAAATCGTTATCTAAAATTTTAAAATTTGTTTTAACATCATCAATTAAGTATTGTGTTGTAAGAAAACCATTTGAATATTTCGCATAACTAACAGGAAATGTTGATAACAATCTATTAAATGTTACCACATTTCTAGCTTCTCCATCTTTAAGAATGTCAATTATTTCACCACCATCATTTTTAACCCCTTGATTTATATTTAAAGATTCAGACTGACTTAAAAACGGAAGAATACTATTAATCCCTAAATTCCCTGAAAATCCATTAAGTGTTACAATTAATTCTAATCTTTCCATAATTTCAAAAAAGAAATCAGGTAACACTAAATTACTATATGGGGTATTTGTTGCTATGGTATCAAAACCTGAAATTAAATTCCTTAAAACGACATTTGAGTTTTCTACCAGCTGAGAAGAATTTTGTGGTGGGCTTTTCATAATAAAACCTTTAACATATTCTTCAACAAATTCTACTTCAGGCCAAGCCTCATAATCGTTACCTCCTGTTTGATTTATAAAATTTGGGTCACCAGGATATTGTATTTCAAATTTTTCAACACCATCAATTGTTTTTGCAACAACATATTGAGGCCATGGATAAATAGGAGAACCTTCATTAGGTTTTTTATCAAAATCCGTTATACTTTGTTGTCTTTTTGGGTTTTCTCTTTGATTAAATGCGTTAGTGTGTACGTCTTCTAACAACAACAAGTAAGCTTCTGCAGATGCGAGAAGAATACCAATAATATTTCTAATTGTTGGTTGAAACCCAATTCCTTTATCAGATGACTTTAATATTTCCCCTAATTTTTCTGAAAGTGTGAATTCTATTTCATCTTTGTAACCATTTAATTTTGTTTTAATTTTTTGAATATAATTTGTAAATCCGTTTTTACCTTGGTTAGTAAAAAGATATGGGATTTTATCTATATTAATATTTTTCGCTAAAGTCTTTTGAATTTCATCGTCTAACTTATCAATTTCTGTTGGTTCGACATCCGTACCCCCTCCCCTTCTTTTAATTATTGTTTTTTCTTTTTGAAAATCACCTTGTCTTAAACGTGGTGTTAAAAGATTTAAAATATCGTCACTTTTAATTGGTATGCTATATAATCCTCCACTATCACCAAATGTTAAATTATTATTAAGAATTGCAACTTTTGTTTCTATTAATTGTTTTAATTTACCGTAAGCTTCTTTAGGTTTAATTGGTGGTGTTAATGTAAGATACGTATATACATTAATATCACTATCATCTTCTTTTACAACAAAAGGTTTTTTTAAATCAAGATATGTATTAAACCAAGATTTACTATTTAAAAAAACTTCAGAATTTATTTCATCTAAAATTCTTAGATATTTTTCATAATCAGTTAATGGATTTAATGAAAGTTGACCTAGGTTTTCTAAATTAGCATCTATAAATTTATCTAAATTAGTTATTAATGATTGTACTGTTAACTCCGGAAAATCAGGAGGTAATAAACCTTTTGATTTATATTTTTTATATACTTCAATAATTTTATCATTACCCAAAAATACTTTTGAAGTTGAGAAATTTTGTGTAGTATTGTTATCTACAACAACACCCTCATTAGAATAAAAAATTCTTTCTGTCTCATACATCTGAGGAACTGCATATAAATCAGTCATAAACAAATCTCTTAAAACTGAAAATGTAAACGATTTAAGAGTTAATGTTATTTCAAAATTACCTGTTGAGGAATTAAATGCTCCATGAAATTTATCAAGTACTAATTGATATCTTATAGCCTTACCATACCATCCTTTTAATGTTAAATAAAAAACGGGATACGGTAAGTTAAAAAATGCAGAATAAATTGAGTCATTTCCACTTTCAAATAAGGCTCGTCCTCTTATGTCTTCTAAATTTATTGTAAACTGAGCAACATAAGGTTGACTTACTTTATAACTAATTTGAGTGATACCTAACAGTTCACCATTTACTTCGTCAGCGGTTCTAGATTGTGATTGTAATTCAGTCCATTTAGTAGTTAAAAAATCTTCACCAGTTGGTTTTAAAAAATTAATTTTACCAAGACCTAACGTTCTAAGTTGTTTGTCCCCACTACCAACAATTAATTTACTTCTTGGTTGTAAGTTACATTCCAAATTAGCATACATTACTAATTCTTCTTGTGCAATGTTCCTTTGGTCAACTTGACCACCAGGTAAATCGACTTTATTTGGGTCAACTACAAAAATATTTTGATAGTCATTTTCAATGTGTATATTACCTGCCATAATAGAAGAACTGTTGCTCTAATGCTCCTTTATAATCTAATAAGGAATTAATCAAAGGGAATGGTATAGTTAAAATGGCGTTATTAGGAATATTAATTTCAGACCCACCATATTTACCATTCGCTTGTAAAATTAACCAACCAAAAAATGGTGTTCCATAATATAGTTGTGATATTTTATCTAATCTTGATTGACCAATAATGTATATATGTTTTTTATCAGTTGATTTAGGTAATAAATTAACATAAGGTACAACTGTTTGTTGACCATTAACTATAAAACTCTCATATCGATTATAATATTGTAACGCCATTAGTTAAATTGTTTTTTACCATTAAAAGTATTATTATCATCATTTGTATTAACAGATGAAAATAAATTTCTTAAACTAGTTAATTGTGTATTTGTAACACCTGATGTTGTGAAATTATACACCCTTGGTTCTTTAATTGTTGAATTGTTTATTTGCGGATTATAATTAAGATATTGTTGTACCTCAGGTTTGTCTGTAAACGCTTTAAAACTTCCAACTATTGTGTAATTCCAAGCGTCTAATGTTTCAGTAATACTACCTACTGTTGTCTCAACCCTATCTATGGTCGCACCTGAGGAACTCAGAATAGGATTGATAGTTAAATCTTTAATAAATTGTTCTCTTTTAGTAGAATCTTTTAGGTCATCATAAAATAATGTAAATAAAAGATTATTTGAATCTGAAACAATTTCCCCTTCTAAAATATTAACCAAATAATTAGTATATTCAAAATATGGTGAGCCACTACCACTAGGTAAAAATTGGTTAGCTGAAAGCAAATTATAAAAATTTGTAATACCTGAACAAACTAAAGAATATGCGTCATTAAAATCAGTATCGGTGGATATTAGATATCCTTTAGGTTCTCCGTTAGTTAATATTTTTCCGTCTAATTGATTTCCAACAATTGAATTTAATTTTTCAATATTTTTAATATATTCTGATTGGTAATTCGCAAAATTTTGAGCGTCTGAATTAACATTATTAAACGCATTATTAATTTTATTATCAATTAAATTTTTATAATTAGTTTTAACTCTATTAGCTGCAAGACCACCAACACTATTATCATCAATTAAAGCCTTTATGATTGTTTCATCACCGGTATCTATTTCAGATTTTAATTGATTAGCAACTTCAGTTAAATTTAAGGTTGTACTACTTGGTTTACCATAAATTTTACAAGATTGTGTTAACCCTGAAATTTTAAAATCTCCATTAACAAAGTTTCTATCAAATGTCATTTGAGAGTAAATTCCAAAATTATAGTTATTAATTGAATTTTCAATAAAATTCAAAGTTGTAGTAAAATACTCTTTTGTTGAATCAATAAATTTGTTAAAAAAGTCTGTATACTGTATGGTACCTGTTTGAGTATCTCCTGAAGGAATTATTGTTAAAATAGTACCTATTGTATCCCCTGCCTCGGGAATAATTTGTAAATCATTAAATGTTGCTAAAGGCTCCGCAAAAACAATAGAATCAAACAATCTATCATCTAATATATCAGTACTTTCAGTTTCGTCCGCTCTTTCATCATACATTTCAGTATTTGCAAAGTAGTTAAATGATAATGCGTTTTGTAATTTATCAATAGGTCCTTTTAACCCACTACCACCAATAAGTTTAAGACCTAATGTAACCTTTGCAATCATCGGTTGTAACCCAATTCCTTCAGGATTAATATCTAAATTTTCAAAAGTTAATTGTAAATTATCAGGAATTGCCTTTGTATTGTAAAAATCACCCACTCTAATTACTAATACAGGTGGTGTACCAAAATTTGTATTATATGTTGATGTTGATGTATCTTGTTGACCTTGGTCATTAATAACGGGTATTGTGTTACCAGGTCTTGTACATTGATTTAAGAAAGTTAATCGACTATTTAATCCTTCGGGAGTAATAGCATGAAACGCCGGTTGAAAATATTTTACTTTATCAGAAATAGATGTATACGCAAATGGGTCCGTTTGTTTTAACACTTCAAAATAATCACATTCATTTAAGAGTTTTTTTCTTAACAATCTTTTAGTTAAGTTTTTTTTCTGTATATCCTGAGGACTTTGTGGTGTTAAACCAAAAGGTGTACTTTGATTAGCAATATTATTAGCGTTTGTATTTGAACCAGCGTTTGCATTTGCCGGATTTTTAGGTGTTACACTAATACTTTTAATACTAACATATCTTGAACACATTGCAACTAAACTATATGTTTGAGTCCAACCTGTTAAATTAACCGCACAATTAATAGGTATTGGTGGTGAACCATCAGCCTTTTTAGTTTCAGCAGTAGTTAAAAGTAAATTTGAATAAATAAACTTAACAGTTTCATCTCGAATATATTTAGCCAATTTATTATTATTAGAGTCAGTAAAATTAGAAAAAAACAATTTTATAGATTCAATATAATCTTTATTTCGCGATTCACTAGGTGCTGCGTCTATTGGTTGAAATTTTATACCATTCATTTCTATTACAACTTGACAATTTTCTGTTGTAACAGCTTCTAAAACTCTTTTTCTTAAATCAACTAATTTATTATAGTTATCAGTTATTGTGTTAAAAAAAATAGTTGTTGCGGTTGATTCGGGGTATCCTGAATAAATTAATTTTTGACCGATATAATCATTATAAATAACCTCATAATCAGTTGCTGTTATTGATGAATCCCACTGAGGAAAATACGCACCATACCCTTGGTAGTCTGAAAAATTAGGTAGGTTTTGAGCAGTTGAGTTATTTTCTGACAATTCTGTCGTAACCACATTTACTTGTTCCGCCGAACTTTGATTACTTGATAACACACTTTCTTGTAATTGTTTAAGTGTTTGAATATCTAATGTTGCAAATCTTGCCGCTAAATCGTATAAGTCAAATTTTGCCGCTCCCGCGAAAAACGACTCTATAACAGAATCTTTTTTATCAGTTAAATCATTTTGTAATTCTTTTTTAGCAATTAAATTTAAAACTGACGGATGGTCAACAATAATTGAAAACGAAAGTGAACCTGTTCTACTTGTGTCTTTATAAGTATATATTGGTTCAGGTCTACCTAAAAATGTAGTTGAGTCAAAATTAGGTGAAGAAGTCTCACTAAATGTTAAATCGTATGGTGGGAACCACATTATTCTTCCCCCATTAGGACCTTTTTCACATCCCGGTAAATCATTATACAACGCACTTCCTTTCCAAGCTAAATTCTCAATTGAGAACATATATTTTTTAACTTTTGTATCGTCACCAGTACCTAAAACATTTGTTGAGCCTTCTCCTCTCCATGGTGCAATATTCAAATTATATGTTGAGTCAATAACTGAGTTACTGTATTTTCGTATATTTCCATTAGTTTCACTTGCACTTGTATTAGCAACTGTACTTTGTAAATCTTGGTATTGTTGATATGGTTTATCTTTTGTAAAAATTCTACCGTATTCTTTACCAATTAAATTTTTGTTAACATCGGTATAGTATTTAATAACTTTAGAACCTTTAGTTAATTCTTTATATCCGTCATTAAAAACTTTTGACATTTGATTAATTGCATTACCCGCATGTAATCTTCTCGCTAATCCGCTAGCAGGTGCTGAATCAATTAATCTTTGTGTATTGTCTAATATTGAACCTCTTTTAAATTCATAGTTTAAAGAAGATGAATATCTATCAGATAAATTAATTGCGGTGTTATTACTGTTATCAACACCAAATTGTTCTCCTTCAGGTCCGTATAATGTACCAAAGTCTTCATCACCTGTTTTTGTCCAAACAAATCCACCAACAACAGTATTGTTATCATTTAAACCAAAATCAAAATTTTGGTTTCCTTCATATAATTTACCAACCGCATCAGGACCTAATACAACCGCTCCAGTCGGTTCTCCGTATCCATTAATTGGTGTTTCACCAGCAGGTGATGTGGTATACTTTAATTCGTCTCTACCACCAACATATAAATTACCACTATCATCTTGTTCATTATTTCTTCCAATATCACCAAATATATTATTTAATAATTGTCCAGCTCTTGTGATATTCCTATCGTAGTTTGGTGAATATCTATTATACTCCAAGTTAGAGAATAATATGGATTTTTGACCTCCTCCAGTATTTGCTAAAAACTTTACCGAAGCGTTACCATCATTATTACTTAATCTTTGTACATACCTACCAAGTCCTGTTTTAGGTTGTCTTGGTGAAAAAGAAAAATAATCACCTTCGATTGGTGAAAATGGTAAATAAGCTCCTGTTATTCTTTGTCCTAAATCTGCTGTAAAATCTAAAACACCATCAGGAACGGTAATGTGATAATCTAAATAACTTAATTGAATTTGATTTGTCGCAAGTAAACTTGATTGTAACGGATTACTATTAATTGATAGATTATTTGCAACACTTGTTTGTAATAATTCTTGAGCAATTCTATATTGAAATGCCTTTCTTAATTCAAGAACCGATATTTGTAATAAGTATGAATCTTGTTGTACTAAACTATCATTACCAAAAATAATATCCGCTAAAGAGTAATTACCAATAACAAACGGTAAGTTTAATGGATTATACTCTTTAACCCCTTCATTTTTAGGTAAAATTTTAGTATCTGTAAAATATAACCCTTGATAACCACCATTAGGAATAAATCTATTACTAACTTCTGCCAAATCAATCCATGTTTCATTAACCAAATCCATATTGGTATCATTTTGTAATGGCCAATATTCTAATTGATTTGATGAGTTTTCATTTACCTGTCCTGTTGTTTTATTAATAAAACCAGATGCGTCTTGGAAACCACCTGTAGGCCCATATTGATTTGGTATAATCTCTTGTTGAGCTTCAGTAAAAATTTCATTATTAACATTAGGTGAATCAATTACTGAATTATCACTAATGTTAGTTTCATAATAAGGGTTAGAATTTGACGATTGGAAAGCACCTTCAACATTATATGGTTGTAGGTTTCTTGTAACAAGACGATTCCTAAAAAACTCTGAATTTGAATAATCTAATGTACTTTCACTCATCGGGTGATTTTATTTATAAATAGAATGATTTATTATTTTTTAACAATCATTCCTCCCGAAGTTTTTGTATTATCAAAGTGTTTAACAATATATTGCATTAAAGTTGGGTTCTTTGGGAGTTCCTCAACTAACATGTCTGTAAGTTTGTTTTTTGGTCCGTCAACAGAAACTTTAAAATTAACAGTATGAACCACTTCTTGTTTTTGAGGTTGGTCATTTCCTTTATTACTATTTACATTAATGTTACTTAACGCACCTGAAATTATATTATTAATATCTGTCATTTTATCCTTTAACACGTTTTTCATACCTGTCTCTGAACTTTTTTGTAAAACTTCGGGAAGTTTTGTCGCTATTAACATATAATCTTTTTCATAGATATCAAAAGTCCCTTGAGGCGTTTTAAGACTATCTCCAATCGGAGTTCTAAATCCATCACCAGTTGATTTAGTCTGTTCTGTAGTTATTTGTGTTTGTAAGGCTTTGATTGCCGTAATATTAAAACTTCCAGTTGAAACTGTCGCGGTTAAGGTTTGAAGATTAAGAAGTTGTTTGCTTAATGCAGCTTGAAATTGTGTCGACAATGTTGTTCCTACACTCGCAATAGTTGGACCAAGAACTGATGTTGCACCTTCAAGAGATTTAAAAACTTTTACAATATCACCTGATGCCAAATTTATTAATAAATTTGAAAGTTCTCCAATATCTTTTCCTGCTCTATCTAACTCAGTTTTAAATTCGGATTTTGGACCGAAGCTCTTTAAGACTATGTCATTGGCAAACGTCTCTGAAGTCTTAGCAGCTTCCTTTAAGATGTTTTCACCAGCTTTAGACGCACCTGCGGTAATATTTGCAGTGTTTGCAATTTTTTCGTTAGCGGCGGCTAATCGACCAAATTGTCCTAATTGTTCTTTAGCAAGTCTAACTAATTCTTTTTGAGGGTCTTTACCCTCATCCATAGCATCTTGTTCAGTTTGTTTTTTAATCGCGTCTAATTGTTCTCGACTCAAACTAGCTAATTCTGCCTGTTGCATTTTACCATCAGCATCTCGATAATTTACAACATATTCTTTTTTACCTGTAATTTTACTATCCTGTAATTGAGCAAGATTTGCAAGTTGTTCTCTATCTTCTTTAGATATGTCTAAACCAGAAAATTTAATTTTAGACATTTTATCATCCAACTTACTAGTCTCCAACGCCATTTTCTCAAATTCTTTTCTATCAATACCTAAAGCGTCAGCAACTTCTTTAAGTTGTCTTCTCGCTCCTGGCATAATTTGGAAAGATTCAGTTTTTTCATCAAAATATGTATATTGTTTAGCTAATTTACCAAGTTCGTCTTGAAGTCCTCCAACATCATTTTGAGCCAAATCCATTAATTTTAATGGGTCAGTTAATGCAGTTGCCGCTCCCCCTAATCTTTGTATCGCAGCTGCGGTCTCAATTGCCTTTTCAGGACTCATTAAGTCATCAGCTAAATCTAAAGTTTCATTCATATCAAACCTTAAAGCTTGAGCCTTTCCAGCCATTTTAGCTAAACCTTCAACACCATTTGTAAAACCAAACCTATTTAATTTATCAAGATTTTCAGTTACAGTTTTTGAAACCGCCTGTGCGTTAACACCTAATTGATTTGATACTTGAACTATTTTCCCAATATTTTCAGCAATATGAGCACCTTCCATACCGGCATCATAAAATGATTTTTGTAGTTCTTCAGCTTTGAGTCCCGTTACCGATACTGCGGCGAATAACGCCTCTGATTGACTTTGAAGAGATATTAAGTTTCTACCCGAAACATTTAAAAGAGCAGCTTGTTGGTCAACAACATCACTTAATTTACCACCTAAATCTACTATTGACTGATAAGATTCATTAAAATTATTTTTTAAAGCAATTCCATTAGCTGCACTGAGACCCATGGTTTTGTTAAACTTTGCCATCTCAGCATCCATAGACTGGATAGTTTTGAAAATCTCTTTAAAACCATCCTTTAATTCCTTTGCAGGTCCAAGACCATAACTACTTAAATAACTTCCTAACGGGTCTGACTCAGGAGTTGCCTCACCACCACCTACTACAAAATGTAACATTGTTTAATCTTTTTTATATAAATAACCTACTGTTCGTTTTTAGGCGTATTAATTTCAATAACCCTATCAACTAAGTATCTACGGTGATAAGACGGCATTTTCATGAAATCAGAATAAGACAGATTCATTTTTGAACCCAACAGATAATATTGGTCCAATAAACTTTTTAAATACTCAGAAGAAAGGGCGAAAAAACTCCGCCCCAAAGGTCACACGGGTGAGTACCTTTTTTCCAGATGGGGCTGTTATTTCTCTCATTAAATCCAACCTAGGTTCGTTTTCTCTAATGAAGTTGTTTATGTATTTTGAATCCATGATTGGCATTTTAGATATGAAATCAGCGATTGCACTTTCTTCTCTATTACCACCAACATCAACAATTAATTTAGTTAACTTTAAAGTTACTGAGGGTGAAACCATACCTTTTGGATAAGAATCAATTTGTCGATTGATACTTTGTACTTCACCATATGTTAAAAATTTTACTTTAATTTCTTGTTTAGTTTTTGGTAAAACCAAAGAAATTAACCCTTCTGAATTAGGTTCAACCTCAGTTTTTTTGAAATTTAACTCATCAAGTTGTATTGTATGTTCAAATTTTCTATCGGTTTCAGGGTCTACTAAAGTAAAATCATAATTAGCCCCAAACGAAGTGTTTCTTAAAAAAACTAAAATAGCTTCCAAATCACCTTCCAACATTTCTTCAGGTCTAATATCTGGTTCATATAATTTACTTCTAACCAAATTAGTAATTACTTGGTCACCACTTAGATTACTTACTGAAGCCAAAATATTTTCATCAGCGGCTGTTAGATACCCAACCTTAACAGATTTTTTCTTATTTTTATAAAATTTCCCCTCACTTGGTAATAAAACCACATCGTGTGGAAGGTCTAAATGCATTTGATTTATATTGTCACTCATAGTTTTTTATTAGAAAAATACCTTATTCTTTTTTATTGTAAATAAAAAAACCCACTTTCGTGGGTTTGAATATGAAAAAGTAAATAATATTAGTATAATAATACACAATAATCAGGTCTCAAAGACGCTTGGATAGTCACCAACCCATCTTCAGCGTAAGATAACCCTTGGAAATCCACTTTTGTAAGGAATGTGTTTTTAAGAACCCACTTTTCAATTACAACACCTGTTGGGTCTAATAGACTTAAGAAAATGTCTCTCTTATAACCCGCAGCGTATCCCATACGTCCTGTTACAGACTCAGCATGTAAACGTACCCATTCCATCAACGCTTGTGACGCAGAAGGTCCGATTGGGTCACGGAAAGTTACAGAGATTTCTCCCCACTCATATTTACCCGCAACATAAGTTTTAGTATTTAAGAAATCAATTGCCGTAGAGTTAATCGTTAAAGAAGGTCTACTTGTTGATTCAACATACCATTCGTTAATACCCAAGTCATTAAAAGACATGATAAACCTATTCTTCCTTTTTGGTTCGTAGGGTATCGGCATTTTCATCAGTAAATCAGCCATATTATTTTGTTTTAAATTTTTCTTTTATTTTATTATAAATAGTCCCTATTGAAAATTTTTCTATTTACTTTAAGGTTTTTTTTATTCAAACTTGCTATAAGTCCAGTTTATAAATATTAATAGTTTTGCTTTTTACCACCATGTGTTGATATTGTTTGAATAATATTTTCTGGGTCTTTTGATAATTCATCTTTAACTTTTTCTAGATTTCTTAAATCATCATCTGAAAATCCTATTTTAGGAATAAAATTATTACTTATATCATCTTTAAACATTACTGGTTTTTTAAGTCTATTGGCCAAATATTTAACATATTCTTGAAATTCTTTTAAAGCCTTAACTTTCCCAACTTCAGGACTTTGTGCCGAACCCTCACCAAAAGTTACAGGATAATACTTATTCATATCCATATAAGCATCTATAAGTTCTTTATCCTTCATATCTTCTTCTCCTGAAAACTTTCTAAACTTTCTTAGATTTTTAACTAATTCTTTTTTGGAAATACCTCTAAAGTTAGTTTCAATCATATTTTCAATTGCTCTACGTAAAGCCAATGGTGAATGTCCTCTTGCAGTAACTATTGAAAAAATTGAACCC